AACATAACATCGATATTAGCACTAAATCCAGTAGATTCAATATCTAGGTATCCGATAGTCATCTCATGTCCAGTTGTATATCTGGTAGGTTTTCTTAATCCTAAGGATTCTATTTTACGAGATACTGCTTTATATGTTCTATTATATCCAGCAATACGTATTTCTTGATACAGAACAAATGCAGACTTAGCAGTACGTTCATACTGGTCTAAGATTCTGATTTCATCTTCTGTCCATTTTACTCCAGGCATTATTTACCCCATTTGTTTTGTTTGACTATCATTGCCATCACTGCATATACTGCAATATCCATAAAAGCATCGTCTATTGGTTCATTCTTTGCTTTCATATCGTGATTGGTTGACAAGTTGATTAGTCTATTTATCTTATCATTAAGCCTTACAATGATACCAAATAAGGCTGTATTGACTTCTTTTTCGTTTTTTAAACTGGTACCCATAGCAATATTGCCAGGACCGTAATCAAACTGTTTTTTACAAAATGTTAGGTACATTTCATTTAAAAGAACTTGAAATTCTTTTTCTGTAGAAGGGTAGTTTCCTTTTATATATGATACTACGTCTTCTGCTGTACTAGTTTTATTGTTCATCTGCTTTACTTTCGCATTCATATGGAAAGTCCTCCTTGTCTTTTACATCTTCTAATTCACGTATTAACTTATCCCAGTTAAGGGTTTGACGTATTTTTTCTAATTCGTCTAGTTCTTGCTGTAATCTTTGCACTAATGGCGCGTTTCCTTGTTCTTTTGCTTTTAAGATTGCTTTTTTGAGGTCTTCCATAGATAGTCTCCTACTCCTAGTTGAAATAATCCGTTTGATATAGCATCAATAAGTCTTTCTTCGTGTTCTAGCCCATAATTAAAGAATATAGCGTGTAATATTTCGTGTACTAACGTTTCTTCTTTTCTAGATTGATGTATATCTTCGTTAATTAGTATGATATTTTCTTTTACCATATGTCTACCATACAATTCTTTGCTTTCATCTTCATGTGTTAGTGGTAATTCTACTATTTTGTATAAATGACCACCAATAGTTAATTCCATTGCTTTTTTCTGTTGTTTTTTGCTCATAATACTCCCATATTAATTAATTGTGTATGCAAATTAAGTAAATATTCCTACACAAGTCAAATATTTTTTAAAAAAAATCGCACGACGTGGTAATGCTCTAGATTCCAATGCTCTATAAATCGCTAGAAATACAAAAATATAAAAAAACCTTGACTCAAGTAAGACAAACAGGGTAACTTTAACAGTCCGAAGGACGAAAAAAAACACTAATGCTCGTTGCTCTTGAATAACATAGAATATTAAATCTATTTCTTATATAATGCTCGGTGTTCTAGAGAGGGTCCTAGCGCAAAATTTTTTTCCAAAATTTTTCTAGTCGTCGTTTTTTACCACCTCACCAGTTTTACCCCAAAATTTTAACCTTTGTTAAAAAAATCGCATAATTTTGTGTGTGGCTTTTGTTTTCCTAAACCCGTCCGGTCTTTTTCTAGATTGCAAATTGTAAATTACGTTGAAAATTTGGTTTTTGGTTATATATGTTATTTTTTTTTATTTCTTAGACGACAACTTTTTTTATTTTTTTGTAAATAATACTTGCATCTTGTTTATAATATATATAAACTCTTTCATACGCGAAGCGTATTAGTTATTTAACAATTAGAAAGGACAAAACATAATGACTAAAAAAGACTATGACGCAATAGCTAAGATGTTTCACCCTTATACTGCAAAGTCTGACGGCATCAGGTTGATAGGTAGTACTGCAGCATTTGCGGCACATCTTATAGAGTACATGGAAAAAGATAACCCGAACTTTGATAGGCTTAGGTTTATGAAGGCGGCAGGGTTTGCATTAGACCAGTGCGAAGCAATTCATGAAGTACTGACTGAAGACGATGAAGATGAGTATTATGTAACACCTTCAGGAATTCAGAGGGATGTATGTTGTGAACATGATGGAAATGATTGCGGTCATTAATATAAACAACGGCGGGGGCTTCGGCCCCTGCCACAACGAAAGGAAATAAAATGGATTTAGTATTATTAGTATGGTTAGCCATTGGCATTGTTTACGGCGTTGCAATGGGATTTAAATCATTATCATAAACAAGAGATACCCTGGGGCTAACAACCCTGGGGTATTTTTTTTAGTACATAAAAAATAATATAACAGCTCTAGAGCTAGACAAAACCCGCTACGCTGTCTAGCTCTATCCCCCGACGATAACAAGGTTTTAGGGGCTAGATTCCTAGCCCCTAGAGATACCCCCGCCGACTAAAGCGGGGGCTAACTGATTATACTTCTACTGATTCTATCTTGATAGATAGACGAGGATAACAATCAACATCTTGCTTTACGCCGTCAATTGTTTTCTTTTTGGAATATACAAAGTCATCTTTGTACTTGCGGATTAATTCGTTCCCTTCGGCAACGTTTAACACGTCTTTATTGTTTACGATATCGACTAAACGATTCATATCTTTTTGAACCGCTTTGTCGTCTTGAGATGCTAAAACCTTCGACGCATTCTCAAGTATGCGTCCTTCGTTTGATGATGCTTCAAGAACTTCTATGTCCATAGCTTTTAATTGTTCTTGTGTCAAACCCGTTTTAGCTAAGAGTTTGGCAAAAGCATCTGTTTTTAACTTGTTAGTCATACCCTAAAATTGACGATTATATACGAGAAAGTCAAGGATTATCTTGTCTTTTTATATCTTTTTTTGTCTTGACCGACTGAGCGGTCGGCACCACCTAGCTAGACTCGAGCTCAAGAGCTAGACTAATTCTAGTCTAGCTCAGTTCCCCCGACAATTCAGTTCTAGGTATTGTCGCTAAAATTTTGTAAGTTAAGGCATGGAAAAAGACCCGATAGCAACCAAGTCAGCGACGATTTCAGACGTAGCGTCGGGGAAAGGTAATAATATGAAAACAATAAAAAAGACGATTAGCGACCCGTGTCCATGTTGTGGGCAACGTTGGACTAGAGAGATTGACGTTCCTGCACCTGTTGACGGAATAACTGCTTATGTCGTTATGAATGCTAGACGTAAAGTAGACTTGACAATAGAGTATCACGACGTTATAGATAGTAGTCGTAATGGAGACACAGACGTATTAACAGACCTGTCTTTCAACGAAGCTATAACTTGTATATCAGTATTCGCCAAACTACAATTCAAAGACAATACATATCTACGTGTCGAGAGCAATATTTTTGACACTTATGAGATAAGTAATAGACGTATAGTATTAGACGCTAACAATGTAGTAGACGCATTAAAAACACTTGCCAAGTTGTACCGACAATCACGTAGAGCTTGGACGCCAAGTATGGCATAGACGATAGTATAATGATAGACTACAAGACATATCAGACGTTTTATTGTATAACAAAAGCTAGACTAGATAAGGAGCTAAAGTGATAAAAATAAAAATAAATAGTATTGATAGACGATTGGCGCTTTCAAAGGCTAGTGTCGGATATTATGAAATACTAGAAGCAAACAGACGACTAAAAAAGATGGACGATGCAAAAAGTTGTAATAAACTAGAAAAAGCATTACATCTAATAGAAGACGTCGTAAAGGAGATTGGATTATGATAGAAGACAAAATAAAAACGCATAGACGCAATTTGCAAATGATATCAGGTATTGATAGACAATTAAAAGAATTGCAGTCGGCGATTTTTAATTTCTATGCAGACAACGAAGTCGTAAAAGATAAAAGAGACGCAATCACTCAGGACATAGCACAGCTACGTCAGGATTTAGAGGACGTCAGACAGATGAATTACGACATTACAAAGGGCATAGTGTAATGCAGAAAAACGACTATCAAGACAAGCGTGCCTTCGTTATAAATTGCTACAAAGATTTATATCGACAGGGACGTTTGTCTGGTCGTGGTATAGAGCGACACAATGAACTAGTCGAAGAATATATCAAAGACTTTAAAAATTCTACTATGCAATTTTTACCTGTTCCAAAGACTATAAAACAGGATATAAAAACGTCACTAGACAAATGGTTTATTAAAAGACGTTATGAGAATTTTATTGGTATGGATAAAATACCTTATAAGTATAGTCGCAATCAAGCAAAGCGACTATCAACAAGAGAAAAATTTTGGCTTGCAATAGCAGGCACACAATGATTATAGCGACAAGACATAATCAGTATGGACAAATAGTCGGTTTGTCTGGGTGTTATTCCTTTCGCACCGAATATGTTTTGTCGCAAACTTCGCCTATACAGGATATAGGGATTTTAAACAAAAACAAAGGAGATTAGACTATGTGTGGTATATATGGTATAGCAAAGTCTCCGACGCCCTACACTAAGAGACAACATAAAGTTGTCAAAAAGGTGTTGCGTGAAATAGCAATAGATAGTCAGTCGCGTGGTTCTCACTCGTCTGGTATTGCTAAGGTCGGAGCTAGCACTAGAATATATAAATCACTATTGCCGTCTGAGAAGTTTGTAGACACCAAAGAATATAATGATGCAGTCAAGTCATTACTAGACAATTCATACATATTGCTTGGACATACACGCTTCGCCACAGAAGGAGCAATAGTCAAATCGAACGCACACCCATTTAAAGTAGGCAACGTCGTTGGTGCTCATAATGGTTGCGTTTACAATATTAAAGAAATGCAAAGTAAACTAGACAAAGAATGTCCAGTAGACAGCCAGCTTATCTTTAAGTCAATTAATGATAATGATAATATACAAGAAGCAGTCCAAGATTTTGACAGCGACTTTGCGTTATCATTTGTTAAAGAAAACCCAATGGTATTGTATTTGTGTAGAGAGACAAATCGTCCTTTACACGTCGCATACATACCTGAACTAAAAACGTTGTTCTATGCTAGTGAAGCGTCTTTTATTAATGACGCTTTAATAAAGTATAACTTAGACGCAGACGTTTATAGTCTTAACAAAAATACGTTATATGCTTTTGATACGTCAAGGTTTGACGATATAAAGACTAATGTAGAAAAGACATTGTTCAAGTAT